GTCTAACGGGGCATCCCTTATGAACTCTGATGTAACGAACCCATCAGAAGCCCCTGTTTTCATACCGGGCACTACCGATGAAAATGCCACATCTCAAGACGTTACTCAAATGACAGATGAGATTAATTCCTATTTTAACGACGTTTCTCCATTACCTAACCCTTCAAATAAGAGCACAGTTATATCTCAACTATCACTTCAGCGAGGTCAACTACAAAATGATATAAGCGAGATAGATGATACACAAGTTATCATCGCGGAAATCATACAAAAACGTGCTTTAGGAGAATTAAAAGAACCAAAACTTAATTTAAGCGCTTTGAACGTAGAAGCCTTACCCGCCCCGTTACAAGAGTTAGCGGACAGTACGGTACAAGATGCTAATACATTTGTAGAAAATCAAATTATCGCGCCTTTCGCAGAAAACGAAGCTCTTGTAGCGTCTTTGGAAGCTCAGCTTTCTGGCATAGATGTACTAACTCCCATATTCGATTTAGAGTATGGTCCCCCTATATCGACTGGAAACCAATTTGTCCTGTCCGAAGACGGTTTGTATTACAATTCCCGAAATGAACCTGTGCCCGACGTAGTTCCCGACCCATTGTCATCTAATATGTGGACTCTTCAATTTAATTCTAATATTGGGGGTAGAGGTATTTCGTTCACCGAACAAGATGCGGAAGATGATGCGGGAACTGTTTTCAGCTTACACCAAGATTTAGGAACAAACACTCCCCGGGTTTTAAAATTTTATGAGTTCGATGATGTGTTACAGCAATTCGCAGACGACCGCCAATCACATTTAACCCAAGTGTCCGGTTATATTTCAGAAATACTGGCTAATGGGTATGCGGACACCGACGCTGTAGTTCGTTCGTACAAATCCCAACTAGGAAGTGTGGCAGCAGTGTACGGACAAAAAATAAAAAAACGTAAACGTCAATTAGAAATCGCTGCTATTTACGGCAGGAATACTTTTTTTGTTACGGACCGAGAACACCCAATGGGCGAAGGGTTATTTTTTCAATACCAACCACCTCAAGGCAAAGCGTATGAGTATAATCTAAAGTATAAGGACCTACCCGACCAGGTAAAAAACATTAGTTTTTTGCAGCCGGCTGAAGGAGGACAATCCCTTGCGTGGAATAGACGACTAAACGAAGTTGTAGAGGTTCCTGAACCTGATAACATAATAGCAGTAGCAGGAGTTTGGCAACAAATTCCTAGAATTCCTATTAATGATTTTTCATATCTTCAACAGGCAGACATACCTCTAGACCTTCAAAGAAAATTAACACTGTTTTCGGAAGATGTCGAATCTGTTGTCGCGCCTTATCAAGCCAAATACGTTATTGCACCTAACAAACCTACATCATACACCACTGAACTAGCGGTAGACGAAATTGGTTTTGGAGATTGGGTTCACCCAGAATCTTCAGGGATGCCTAACGGAAGCGTAAGTGCCACCTCTCCTCTTTATAAATCATTAACAGACGATATAGTTTCTGATGACCTTTTGATATGTTATAATTTCTTAGACCCAGAGGCTGTAACCCAGCCATCAGGAACCCTTTACGGAGCAAATAATGCTGCTGAAGGCTCTCCTCGCATGGATGGCAAGATGGTAGCTCATCACAAAGCGCTTATTTTCCCTTCGGGGGTTGGTATACCGTACTTTAGAGGAACCATCTTCGACCAAAAACAGAAATACAACCCACTGTACCCACAACTTTACGGTTCATATGTAAGGCTTCCCAACATCACAAAAGATTATCAGGAATATAGCGTACCTTTTAATGGCAGTAGAGAACTTGATAATTTATTTTACTCTCAAAAAGGAGCTACGTTAGATTTTTGGGCATACGTACCTAACGTATGGAGTGATATGGACAATTTCCACAGGTATAGGTTGGTATTCGCGAATGAGAACAGTGGACCCGTCGCCTCTAATTATGTTACTGCCTCTCCGCTACGAAAAGGAGTTTCAACGAATGATTCTCCTACCATTGATATGGATAGAACTTTAGGAATGATGATTGGGTGGAGAGATGCAGGAAGCCCTGACAGTGAAAACGATTGGGCGTCTGAAGGATTAGAGTTTATCATAGCTCCAACAGTCGGACAAAACCAAAGTCAGGCGGCTGGAAACAAAAAAAGTTGGGGTCATAGTATCTGTATATCTGAAAGATGGACAGGTGAAACCGCCCCCACCTCTTCTATAGTAACACAAAATGGGATGTATATAGCAAGTGGTACGCGCACTACAGACGGCTCAGGTATTGGAGAGGTTAGCGGCTCGTACATGCACTTTAACATAGCGTTTGATTACGACTCTGAGGAAGTAAGAGTGTGTTTGGATGGGAAAGAATTATCCACATCAGCTATGGTAGATGTTTTAGGAGGTAGACCTGAAACTATGGTTTACCCTACAGCCGTAAAAATGGAACTTGTTGATAAGACCGATAATATTATATCACGAGGGGAAGGTTCGAGCAATCCTGTAGGAGGTAGTTTTAATAACCCAGCTAAGGAGTCCTTTTTAGGTCCTAATATCTACGACGAACAAGTAAGTCCTGAAAGAGTGGCTTTCCCTGTTTACACGCCATGGATTATCGGTGGCGGTTACTCAGATAATATTAATAAAATAGCGGAGACGGATTTCAGACCACAAGGTTTCTTGGGAAGCAATACCAACAACACCTATCAACAGACTCGATTCGGAGATGATTTAGTAACGGTACAGGTAGGGGGAGCCACTGGCGCTAGTTATCCTGTAGGACAACACCAACCACCTTTATCAAATGGTGAGGGAGGCGGTAATTCCAGTAGAAATAATATTCCTCGAAGTGGTTTGGATGGATATCTCGGTAGTTTTAAGATTTACACAAAACCTCTATCTACTAAAGAGGCGAAGAAAAATTTTGACTCACAAAAAGGATTCTTCAAAAACATTGAAATATAAGTTATGGTTAATTACGATTTAGAATACATAAAAACGCCTTCTAAAAGGCGCATTTTAGGAATGGCATTTCCGATGAGGACGGACGGTGTTGGAGGGTATTTGACGTCAAATGAAAACTTAGGGTGTTTAAGAGATGGGGTACGACAATTAATCTTGACGGCTCGCGGAGCTAGAGTAATGAGACCGGATTACGGAACCGATTTACGTCTATCGGTATTTGAACCCTTAGATAAATCTTTACTAAACGCGTTAGAAGGGCAGATAATAACTACTATTGCTAAATATGAACCACGAGTTATTTTAAAATCACTACAGTTAATTCCTAATTATGAGGAAAATCGATTAACAGTTAGTATGTTAATCACGTCGAAAGACGATTTACTAAACGAAGAAATGGTGGAGGTGCTAGTATGACCGATAACAAAGGATACCAAAGGTATTTTCAGGGATTATATAATGTTTCAGGATTTGATGGAACTATAGAATCTGATTTTTTGAAACTAGGAGCTATTCCTGATGATAGGAAAAGCAATTTAATTGATTATAATCTGAAAGGGTTTGATGATTATAGAGTCGCATTACAAAATTATTTAAAAGCGGTTTACCCTTTGGATTATAACAACTTTGCTGCGTCCGATTTAGGACAAATGCTTTTAGAAATGTTCGCTTACATGGCGTCTGTACTCACCCTACGCGCAGACATGACAGCTAACGAGATGTATATCGATACAGTAAAAGATGAAGGAAACCTAAAACGGCTCCTTCAGTTAATAGGCGTTTCTATGAAAGGACCTACTGCTTCTAAAGCTACAGGTCAGCTAACCATTCCTTCTGATGTAACATTGGGAGGAGGAGGAACTGTTACTGTAAGAGAAAATAATAGACGCATTAATATTACAAACCAACGAAGCGGCACTCCATTAACGTACACAATGTACCAACAACTAACTAATGGCGCTTTAGATTTATTTACAAAAGACCTCGCTATTTCTAACAGCGATTTTACCGACAATGTAAACAATAATATCATACTCCTAGAAGGAGCTCTTCAAACGCAAACTGGAAGCTTTGAAGCCGCACAATCCAGACAAACAATTACCATTCCTAACGGACCCATCATTGAAGGGAGTATAGGGGTATCATCGACGGAAGGTTACGGAGTTCAGTATAACGAGATTTCGAATCTATTTGCAGCCTCTGGTGGAGACCAACCGGTGTTTGAAAAAACTTACACTGATGGGTTTGGTGCGGTGCTAACTTTTGGCGATGGAGTTCTAGGACGTCTTCCTACTCCCGGAGCCACATACACTATAACTTATCGTCGAGGAGGAGGAGTAAACGGTGACATCGTTAGAGAAAACATCAATCAAGATATAAATGTTGTGGTTGGAACACAAACTGTAAACGCTAATGTCAAAAATATTACAAAAGGAACTGGTGGTTTAGCTGCTGAAACCGTTGAACACGCTAAAAGGTACGCCCCATATTTCTTTAGAACTCAATACCGAGCTGTTACAGGAGAAGATTACAACGCATTAGCTAATTCTTTTGTGGGTAACGCAGGACAGACAGCTAAAGCTATGGCTGTTTTAAGAAAAAACGGAGCTGCTGCTAATGTTATCGATTTGTACGTACTAAGTAAAGCCTCAGAAAATCAATTAGAGAGAGCCTCTATTGCGTTTAAAAAAGAACTTTTGGATTATTTTAAAAATTATAAAATGTTAACAGACGATGTAGTTATTTCTGATGGCGTTGTTAGAACTTTAGATATTGTAGCTACTGTTTTTATCGATAAAAGCAATCAAAGATTTTCTGATAGTATAAAAGCTAAAGCCGCCAACAAACTCGTAGAGTATTTTAATGTTGATAGAGTAGGGTTTGGTCAAAAGTTATCTATTTCCGACCTTACTAATTTTATGTTAACAGTACCAGAGATTAGATTTTTTAACGTCGATAACTTAGACAAAGATATTTTTGTTAATTTTAACGAAATCGTTCAACTCAACAATTTTGAATTTACCATAGAATTTGTATAATGAACACGGACAAAGGACCAGGACAAGAACATTTTAAAGCGAATTACATAGAAGTAATTCAGCGGATAGTACCTGAATTCTATGCAGAAACAGAGTACAGTTTGTTTGGAGAAGAAGAGGATTTACAATATAATGTCCTTGCTAAAATTTTGTACGCTGCTAAGAATGCTTCGGGGTTATTCGGACAGCCGGTAACAACAGATTTATCTTCTTTTAGTGCTGGTGGTTACGCGTCAGCTACCCCGGGTTCAGGAACTCTTCCTTGGGTACCTTTCTTTGTCCCTTTTAACAAGAAAACTTTAGTTACCCCTACTACTTTTGAAAAACATGTTCTTGTTCCTCAAGGTAAAACATGGGGAAGTTTCGAAAATGTAGAAGCCTTCAGCTCCTTCATGCTCACCACGGGAATGTCTCAGTTTAGATTCAATGAAGTCAACTCTACATTCGCGACTAATTACAAAAACAACGTCAACACCCATGTTAGTTCCGTGGGGCTAGTGCAAGATGAACTTCTTAAAAATTTAGGGTGGGTGTATATTTTAAATACAAGTGGAGAAATTACAGACGGAGAATCCACTCCTCCTAGTTCTGTTCTCTTAAGTTCATTAAACGAAGACCTTTTTTATGGTGATACATTTACTACTGAAACAGGAGTTACGGACGTTTTCAAATGGCTTTCTTTGAACTGCCAAGGAGCTAATAATGCTTGGAGTGACGTTTCTTCTACGTACTTATGCCCTCCTTTTAATGGCGCTTCGGCAACGTATAATGATAATTATTGGGCATCTGGAGGACAGCTTGTTAGTGCTCTTGATACAATGGTTAGAGTATGGGTTAATGAGGATGACCCCAACTCACTATACTTTAAAGATATTGTAGACGCTTCTCTTTTAGGATTAGATGTCACGCGTATGGAAAATGCTGGTCCAATGAGCAAAATGCTTAAGGCATTAGCCTATGGATTTTATGATGTTAAAAACACTGTCCGAGACATACAATTTTTGTTAGATATTGAAGAATGTCCTGAAGAGTTTTTACAGTATTTGGGGAGATACTTAGGATGGACTTTTTTCACCGAAGACCCTGCTAAATGGAGAGAACAACTTAAGCAAGCAATATACTTGTACAAAGCTAAAGGAACTCGGCAAGCTTTAGCAAACGCCACTAATATGGTGATTCCGTCCTCCATATACAACCCTAGCAACGACACATCAGGATTATTAGAGCTATGGGAAACTTATTTTCCTAACATCATCTATTACACAATTAAAACTGAGACAGATTTAGGAAATAACTTACAGTCTTACGAGCAATTAGCGAGCGCATGGAATAAATCGTTAGAGTCATCAGGCATACCGATAAAAATTAAAAATTTTGACCCTGTCAATTTAGATAACAATGCGAGATTTTTAACAGATACTATTTTAGAATATTTAAATTACTCTAATCCTTTTTTGAGAATAGGCGGAGCTTCGTCATATACTGATACAGGGTTTTGGAACTCTCAAGTAAGTAGCGCACAGAAGCCTGCATATTATGCAAGAGGTAAAAATATTGCTATCCCCCCATGGGAGGAACAAAGATTTTACCAAAACGCTGCACTTCTACCGCCAGTCGTAAAGAATTTCTCCTCAATACTAGCTAGACCTATTGATAATTTAGGGTTAAATTTAGCTACGTCTTCGTGTCATACTATTGGAGAATATTTAGCAAGCTCCACAGAAATACAAGAAGGGGATGGCTTTAATTACCCAGGGTATGGAGATAATAATTCATTTAAGTTTTATAGCTCCTCTTTAAATTTACCTTTTAATTACGAAGATATAATAGCGACGGGGGATGTAGAAGCAATGTCCGTGTTTGATTATTGGAACTCAAAATCCTCTACCACTCATTCCATTCTCCAAGCCTCTACTATTGATTTTGAATATGATGATTTTACTACAATAAACAATTCTCAATTAGGAAGACGAGGTATCCCAGCAATAATAGATGTCTTTAGACAGTTTGCCCCGTTTCACACACTTAACCAAATTTTTGTAGGGTCTTCTCTGACTGAGGATTATTACGGAACTCGTGCAGGTTATCCTGAACCAGGAAAAGCGTGGGAAGGAGTCACTGATATAGAGGTTATCAATACTTTGCAGGATAACGCTGTTCAATTCAACAGCACCTACACCCACGATGGATTCCCGGGAACAATGGGTACCGGTGGATTTTCAGGAATATCACCTAGCATATACAACCCACGTCAAGGTCGATGGATTCCTTCTGCTACCTTACAACCCGCAGCGGATGAGGCTAGTGTAGCGAACTATTTTTGGAGTGGTGGAAACGACCCAACGACTGCACCAAGCGCTCTAAAAGAAAATTTACAAGTTCCTCGTACAGCATCCAGAAGAAGAAATTTAAAATATAATTTTGTTGGATGGGCTCAAACACGAAGAGGAATAAACCAACCAATCGCTACTAATTTCTTTAGACCTCAAATGACAGTGAGTGCAGGAGGACAGTATAATTTCCCTATACCTCCTAACTCAATAAATGCACCTTTAAACATATCTGGGTTTGTTCCTAAAGGTTGGAATTTTTCAGCACAGGAATATGTGAGTTTAAGTGGGGACTACTCTTCGGTTTACTCGTATTATAATTTATCATCCACTCCGTTTGAAGAGTTTGCTGCTTCCTCTTTCTTCCCTGCAAGAGGTGTAGCTGATATGAATATTGCTGCGTCCAGCTTCGCTCCTACGAGGGATGTATTTGGTTCGCAAATTCTTAGAGCCTTGACTAACATATTTATAAGACGAGGAAAAGCAGATTCTAGATGGTTAAACTTTTCGAACCAAGGATTTAAGAATTTTAAATTTGGAAGGGGGATATCTCGTCTTTACCAAGACTACAACACTAAATTTCATCGACAACTCAGAAACAACATTCCCTCGGAATCCTTAAAACAAGGAACTAAGTACGCGGGAGGATTTAATATACTTTCACATGTGTTTGGCCCAGGACTTTTTAATAATAATTTTTCTGTAAAAGGACAGATAATTGATAACCTGTCAGCCCTACCGTTTGGAAGTCTTCGAAGTCAGTTTTCCATCTCAGCAACCAACACAGATTGGAGTGCAATAGCAGCACCCGCTTCTATAAATGACCAACACACTATTATAGGAACGGACGGTATAGAACGCCGACTTTCCAAAGGTATTCTTCAGACTCAAGGATACAATACTTATGAAAACCCATTTGATACCTTTGAAAGGTCTCCTGTAATTAACTATTCTAATGGAAGTCTTTTGTCTGGTATAGAATTAGTGTCGCCTAACGCACCTGGATTAGCTGTTTGGAACTCTAAAGAAAATGTGTTATATAACGTGGATAGGGTAGGAGGTGACGGACTAACACTGGTCACGAGAGCTCCTGGAGGACATCCAGCAGAAAGAATGCGTGTTCGATTCCCTTTAAACGGAAACCAAAATTATGCGTACAACGGAGAATTTAAATTTCCTCCCTTAGACGCTGCCAGTAATTCTATGTCATTATCAGCTATCGCAGGATGGCAATTATGTGACGCGGTAAGAACGCCAAACATTAATAGGGAAGGTCTTGCTCCTGGAGCAGCTCAAAAATCCCGTATAAATCGTTACTCCACGAGCACCCCCGCGTCCGTAACTTTAGTGGCACGAGGACGAGGAGCTGTAGGAGCGTTAGCAAGACCTTTAGGTAAACGGAGGAATCCCGCGGTTCGTACTGTGGTAGATGTTCCTACTAGAAACACTCCCACCAACATAAGAACGTTAAACCCTCATACTAGGTATAAATTATCTATGGATGTTTCTTCGTGGGCTACGGGCGGTACGCCTTACGTGACCTACGCACTTCACAATTTAACCAGAGGTAACCAATGGATAGAAAGTGACTTAAATTGGAGTGCCACAAGCCCCACTTTATCTAACAATGAAGTGAATACTCTTGCGAGCAGCACTTCTGACCAAGGTTTAGTTTGGAGGGAATATATAGGTTACATCGATGCGTCCGCTGGATTCCAAAAAGGAGATGTGTACCAGTTATGGGTGTTGCCTATCAATGCTAACAGTGGTTCCACTCATGCCATTGAAGTAAGAAACATTAAATTGGAACAAGTTGAAGCAGTTCAAACGGGACGTTTTTGGAATGGTGGGTTAGGGAACAAACTATTTCCGAATGAAGAATATAATTTAAATATAACCTCCCGTTCCGCAAACATGGCTCAGCCGGATAGAGTACCTAGTACCTCAGGGTTAGCACATGTCTACGCTCGGGTTGTTGTTGAACAAAAACCTTTCGTAGGTAATGGCTGGGAAAATTTTGCTAAATCTTGGTGTTATAATTGGAACACCAAAATGTGGGATATAGCTTCTGACGGAATACCGGTAGAAGATGAGTGGAAAAAGATTCCAGTAAGCTCGATAGAAAGCAATACAGCTAACTTAGAATTTAATACAAAAAATAGTCGGACACCGGCTTTCTACAACTCACGTTCAGACAGTAGTGACCTACAAACTTACTTCCTGTCGGCAGGACTAGTTCATAATGATGACTCTAATTATTATGTTGAATTAGCTTGTCCGGAATACTTAGGTGATTATGAAGGAATAACATTATTGAATGTAGAATTAGTAAATAAAAACTATAATATTTATGCGCAAGATTATACAAGAAAAGACTTCCAAGATGTGTTTGAATTTTTTGATACATTGAGCGAAGGTAAAGCGTCTAGGGATGCAAGGGATTCTTCCGGCACCTATCTATGGTCTGGGGGTTCTCGTAGTGACCACCTAGAATATTGGGGAGGAAGCCATTCCTCAACAAACGGAATATATGGATTTGTAGAAAATGAAGGGTAATATTCAAATTATACAAAGTTTCGGTAACGAACACAAACTATTGTTCGAAGAAAACAATATGTCAGTGGACGGTTTTCGCGCACACATAGCCGATGTTATGACGTATATGCCGAACCCTATGGTTTCCGCAGGAGCCGTAGCCCCAGCTCAAATGGCTATGTTATCTGGAGTAAGCTCAGTGTCGAGTTATCAGGTACAAGCATTCACTTTGGGATGCGCTAAAGATTATTACAACCAACGTGACACCAGATTTTGGTTCAGTTCCGCAGAGTACTCCGCGACTAATTATAGAATGCTTCCATTAAAAGATGCTGATATATTCGAGATGGAGGATTGTTTTTCGAGTATAGCCTATAATTCCTGGAGGTGTAACGGAAGTGTAAGTGCTAATATATTAAAATCACCTACCTTAGAAAATTTGGATGACTGGCAAGTAATATACGAAGAAGCTGGGGATGCTCCTATAAGCACCCGCCAAGAAGCTTTTAGCCAAGGAACAAGAACCGTAACCCGTTGTGAGCTTTTAAAAGGACAACAAAAAATTACCCTACGACAACAAGTTCCTCTGAGAGTTGGAGGAGATTATTTTCTTTACACTAATGGAAAATCTAACGATACGTCTATCGATTTTAAAATTTGTAGAGGTAGGAACGGAGTTATTTTTGAATATTATGATTTTGAAACTAACAGATTTGTTTCAAAAACAGAAAGAAAAGATACCACACGACACACTATTAGTTTAAAAGAATACTACGACGTAGACGAATTTCATTTTAAAGTTTTTGGTCACGAAGTAGACGAAATATTTAACCCTAATGACGAGTACTACGTTGATTATGTATTCCCGTCAAAAGCGTTTAACGATGATTCGTTTGCCCCATGGGATGAGTTTTACGAAAATCCTTATGTCGACATTATCAGATTAGAGTTGTGCGACTCCCGTAACCAAATCATTAGAAACTCGTCGTTTCTAGAACACCAAAGCGCAGCTATAAATAGTGATTTTAGATTAGTTACAGATTTAAATTTTGAAACAGCCAAGAACCCAGACCAAGCCATGGGAGAAGGTTTTAAAAACATATTGGGATGGAATCAAATAAACCCTATTCTTAATTGTACGGACCCTGGCGCAACAGAAATTGCTAGTGGTTTCGGGTATGTAAAACCTGCCTACTTAAATAATTTTCAAGATGAGTCTTTTGCTTCAATGCAAGACGGTATTATTTTACATGCCTCTTCTAGCGATTTAACTTCTAGCGCGGGCGCGGGTATATCCCAAACTATAAATTTAGGTGATGACGTAAGAAATAATTATGCATTCCCGACGGCAACTGCGTCACTACCGTCTAACATAGACCAAGCGAATGGTCAACAAGACAACAATAGTGTGTTTATGCTGTCTTTAACCACTATGGTATCGGGAGCGCCCACAGCCCCTAATTGTGGAGCTTTAGAAATATCTTTAATACGCGAGTCCGACGGCTTCGCATACACATTTAGTTCTAACAATCAAAATCAATCTAACCAATGGAGTCCGGAAGGTATACCTGCAAGAATCCCTTACAGCGCTAAAGATGTGTGGTTGGAATGGGGTGTGCCTGTAATATTCCCGGCTGACGCCAATAGAGATTCTTATACCCTCATAATTAAAGGTACAGGAAGAACAGATGCGGCAGGAGCGTGGACAAACACTACTGATGCAATGGTTAATTATGCGATAAAAGATTTTTGCTTCGGACCATTGGAGGGATGGCGACCTTATGTGTATGACCAAAGTGGTATAGCTACGTGGACATTAAGTTCTAACTCCGGATACTCATACAATGGTTATGGAGCCATGACGTCCGGAGTTATCTATTCTGGTCTTTCTTTAAGTACACACAACACTGGAGACGGCGCCCGTTGGACTGCTGGCGGTGATATTAGCAAAGCGTACGCAACACCTTTTGCTGATACAAGAAATGCATACAAAAATCAATTAGTACAAAATTTTGTAGGGATGGAACCTACAAAAACTTATATGTTAACAGTTAGAGGTAACCAAGTTCAGTACGCCCCTGAAATGTTGGTATCACTTAAAGCTAAATCACGAGGCAATAATATTTTAGGAGGGTACAATATAAATACGGATACAGGTCAGTACAGCGGTATTACAAACCCGGTATCAAACCTTAATCCTTACTCTAATGACGCCACTTCTTTCCGTCGCACTTACGCTAATTTTGCACATAGCATAGGAAGCACTGATGTTAAAGCGAACGATTGGAGCGTCTTGGTAGGTCCTTCAGGGATACAAGATGGAAGCCAATTTGTAACCGAATCTAATGTAAGGGGTAACGCAGGAAATTATTTCTTGTCCATGGATGTATTTAATGAGTATGACCACGGTGCTTACTTCATGTTAAGCAGTGCGTCTCTTGCATTTTTTAATTGGGATAACGGTGAATGGGATAGGTTTAGCACCGTTTCTGAATTACCCTCTTATAGAAGTTCTACATCAGGTTCCTATTTCTTACCTCTTCCTAGTGAAAGGGGTATTGATAATTTTACTTCTTTCCGCTACCCTAAAGCTATTAATTTTAATTCACAAGCACTAAACGTTCAAACTGAACAGACTCCTGACAATAGTGGGTCTCGCGGAGAGTTTTCTGTGGATGCTGCTATTTATGGTCCTAACTCCGCATCGGGTCAAACACTTGTGAAAAATATAAAATTGGTTGGTCCTGGGGTAAACAAAAACGTAGATATATGGAAAGAAAAATATTATAATTGGAGCACTCAAAAATGGGAGGCTCCGTACAAAGAAGGAACTTTTCTCTCAGC